TACTGGCGTCCCGTCTGTCAGGCTCAACCCCCCGAGCAGGGCTTGCACTCCCACTTCAACGTCGCCGGGAAGGAACATGGAGGACATCGACATCAGTTCGCCTCCAACCCGGCCGCGCGTGCCCGCTCCACGATGAACGTCTTCACTTCCGTCTCAATGCGCTGGCGATCCTCCGGGCGGAACACCACGAACGGCCGCGCAGGGATGCGAATGTGGCGAGTGAAGGCATGCACATTCACCCGGGTCACGCCGCTTACCAGCTTGCGCCGCACCGTCTGCTGGCGTCCAAGCTTGTTGGCGACCTTTAGTTTGCCGAACATGTCGCGGCTCCTCACTCGCCGGTTGTAGCTGTAGGGGCGCACGCTCTGATCGCCGCTAAAGCCGAACTGCTGCACCGGAGCATAGGCCACATGGGGCGACAGGGTGACGGTATCCGCAGTAGCCTTGGCATCGATGGAATGACGCATCGCCTGCGTATTCATCAGCAGCTTGTGCCCCGCAGCAGTGTACTTCCTGTTCCAGCGCAGCGAGACGGGCGACAACGGGGGCCACGAGCCTGACGGAGATCCGCCTTCATCGAAAGTCTTATAGATGCTGAGCAGCTGGCCGGCGCCGAGCGTGCGCATCAACTCTTCGCGCTGGGCAATCTGTAGGCGAAACTGTTGCAGCCCCAGCACCACTTGCGCGGCGTCGATTTTGACTACGGCCTGCACTACGAGAAGCCTTTCAAGTTGTCATCGCTAAAACGCAAGTCGGGGTCGATGGGCACATTGCAGCTGCTTGCCACCACTGGCCCGCTGGCGGCTGCCTGCGGGGTGTTCCCCGCTGGCTGGTCGAGCTGTGCCTTGCCTGTGGAAATGTCTTTCAGGAAGTTCATGGCCTCGGTGTACCGCTGGTTCACGGTCTCCGCCATCTTTATGTTTCGCCGGCGCGAGAACAGCAGCCAGGTGGCAATGTCGAGGGTGATTCCAGTCACATCATCCGTGGCTTGCAGTGGGGTGACATAGCGGCTGCGGCAGTAGGAATCAACTTTGCCGCTGGCTTCCTCCAGGGCCGCGCTTACCACTGCGGCGTTCACCTGCCCTGAGCCGGTGTCATCGGTAAGCTGGACCAATTCCTTCTGCGTCATGCGCAGCGGGCAAAGGTCGCTCTGGGTCGCATAGGCCACTTATTCTTTCGCCTCGGCGTATGGCACGATGTAGCGGCCAGCCAGCGGCCCTGCAGCTTCTTCGTCAGTAAGCGAAACGATTTCCTGGCGCACATGCAACTTGCCCTGGTGCTCCACCGGATGCACCACGACGTAGCGTTTTCTTTCCGGCTGTGGCTTGCGTTGCTCTTTTCCCCTGGGCATGTGTGTTCTCGCTCCTGAATTACCGGCCTTCCAGCGGCTCCAGCCAGAAGGCCCTCATGTCAACGTCGCCGCCCTTATGGGAGCCGAGCAGCTTTCGATTAACCCTTGGCTTACTCGCCCGTCGGCGCCGTGATCGACCCGAAGGCAGCCGGGGTGCAAGTGCCGTAGAACAGGTACGCGGTCTCCGGCGCCGTAACCCGGATGTCGTAGTACCAACTCCCCGAGGCCCAATCCTTCTTGGTCGAGAGGTGCGCATCTGGCCACTCCAGGACCGAGTAGCCATCGGTCGAGGGAAACGCCGAACCGTCCGGCGCCCGTCCGCCAGGCGCGGCCGTCCAAACAAAAGTCTTCAGGCAGGAGACATCCTCCATGCCGGGAGCAGCCTGGGTAAAGCCCAGCAGGGCATTCGCGCCCCAAACCCACGAACCCACATTGTTCTTATCGAGCACCACCGCCGAGGCCACCGTGACCGGGACCCCAAACACTTCGCTCAACTCGCTCAGCGTGACCGGGCCGCCCACACGGTATTTGTAGCGGTCGATGATGTCGGGATGATTGCGCAGGGCCACGTAGGTTGCCTCGCTGATGATCATCCAGTTGGCTTCAACGCCCGACTGCCGGATCACGCTCCTGGCATTGTCCACATCCACGATGGGGTGGGAATGCCCGGCAGTGTAGTCGTCCCAGGGATAAACGCTGCCGCCTGCCGCGAGGTTCTTATTGTTGGTGATGTTGCTGGCGCTGGTGACCAGGTTGGCGACCAGGACTTCGCGGTCCAGAAGCAGTTTGTCGATCACCCGCTGAATCGACTTCTGCTTGGTGCTGAAGCCGAGGCCCAACCCGTAGATCTCGGTTTCAAACGGGACCTCCGCATCCAGCGCGTGGTCGTGGCAGAAGTAGGTACGCCATCCACATTCCGCACGCCCTCGGCCAAGGAACAGCGTCAACCGTCTCAGACCCCGGTTGTTACCTTATCGACGGGACCTTGAAACTGCCCGACAGCACCCTGACGCAATTCAAGTGGCTGAAAATTTATGGCGACGGGAACCAGTCCTCGCAGATATGCCAGGCCGACATCACTAAGGACTGGTTCTACATTCAGACCACCCAGAACTATGGGACGGAAGTCTGGTTTGACGGATTTGGCATGGACACGGTCCCGGGTTACGTCGGAGAGGCCCATATCCACTGCGGCCACTGCGTCGATATCCGAGTCACGGGCATGTGGTTTTCCAATAGCCGCTACTCCATCCTGTCGGAAACGGACAACGAAATCACCAAGGTATGGGGGAACACCTTCGAGCATGTTTACAACGCAGTGCTGTGGAAGGGGCCTCAAATCCTTGGGCATCGTAACTGGTTCCTGGATATGAAGGATAACGTGATCGACGGCAGCGCATTGAATTGGTTCCTTGGGCCTGACGGAAATGCCTTGCTGCCCTACGCAATCGACCTCACCAATATCTCGGACGGGTATATCGCCAATAATATCTTCCTTGGGGTCGGGCGTGGAATCAGGTGCGCCGACTGCAGTGCCCTGCGGATCGTCAACAACGACTTCGAGCAGATGGGCATAGACATCTACAACAGTGGCGACCTTACATGGTACGCATGGCAGGCCCTAAGTTTGTCTGGAAGCGGAAGCGGACTATCGCGGAGAACGGTCGTCACTGGGAACCATTTTGTTGGAATCAACTCGGAGGCGGTTGACTTACTTGGGAACAATAGCTCAATCCTGTTCGAGGGGAACACCTATGGGACTCCTGTTACCCCTCTCCGGCCGTACATGTCATGGACGGCGGCCAACGGCTCAAACGGGGGAATAATTGTCACCCACGAGATCGTTGATTCCTGCGCCTCGCCCTGTATCAGTATCGCCAGCGGAGCGATGTCGCTTTCGACGATTTCCAGCAATTACTTCGCCCAGTCCATCACCACCCCGATAACCGTAACTGGTGGAGTTCCGAGCGGAAGTTATGTGGCCTTAAAGTCGCACGATGCCGCGGCCGCCACCCTGACCGTCGATGGGTGCAATGGCTGCGGCAACGGGACCTCTCTGGTCAAGGACGTCGAGATCGACAACCCAGTAGCAGGCAACGATTCCGCAAAGGTGCAGTTGACCTGGAGCAAGACGGGAGGGGCCACCCTGCAGCGCGTCTGGTGCTCGACCGATCAAGGGACCCTGAGCATCAACTTCGATGTCCGCACCGAGGCTGCTCCGGACACCCCAGGAACTAATATCCTGAGCTCCAACCTGGTATGCAACTCAACCACTGCGACGGCAAATACCTTCGCGGTTGGGGTAGTGCCGCAGTACGCACCACTTAACCTCCAGATCAATGCTGCCGCTGGTAGCCCTGGAATCGTTCGCCTGCACATTAGCAAGCGACTGACGCGGTACACATTCGCACATTCACAAATTCGCAAAAGGAGCAACAACCCGATGAAGCTAGTGAAGACAGTTATCACCTTGGCCGTAGTCACCGTTCTCTATCTTGGCGCGGCCTTCGCCCAGAACGAGTCCACCAGGTTCCAGGACCGGCTCGCGGTCCAGGCTGAGTTTGCAGGGCAGCCAGGGATGGAGAGCTTTAAGTTCGGCCCCAACACGATTCACGTTGAGGCATGGCATGCCGACGGCACCAAGTTCGCCGACACGGTGAGCCATAACCTGAAAACCACGGCTGGCATGGACGCCATCAT